TGAGTGGGGACCGCGAAATCCAAGATACGAATGTCATCCTCCAGTTCCCCCGGCATCTGGAAGCCTTCAGGGACCACAAGAACCACGCGACACTTTGTGCTTGGCAAGGTGTGGCAGGACCGTTTGATCACGGTAACGAGTTCGGAACAGTCATCGCTCTTTTGAGCATCCAGAAAGAAGTGCGGATAGTACAGGACATAAATCCCATCAGTCCACCTGTCCTTGCCTTGATGGGGAGAGTCTTCAATCATGTTCCAGGCGGCAACGATGTCCGTCACTGGCTCATTGTCAGAGTCCCCAATGGGCTTGGGTTCGAGTTCCTTCAATTCAGTGCTGCCACCACTGATATATTTCAGTTCAAAGGGGCTCTCAACCCATCCGCCCACGCAATCCCAAACGCGGAACTTAGAAGCAAGTGCGCCCTCTTTGTTCTTACGTGTGAACGTGTAGAGCTTGAGAGCTTCAATGGCCCGCGTAGGCTCGCGGGTACGTGTTAGAATCACGCTGTATCCTGCTTTGTCCAAGTCGCGAAATTCGTCTGTATATCGGGAAGCCATAGGAGAGAGGGGGCGGAAGGGTTAAAGACTTTTGCACACGGTGTGCAATTACTGCACCTTGCCAGCAGCGGAGTTGAATTTCAGAGCGGTCATAACCGCCTTGTCTAGTGCTTCGTTGAACAACCGCCCCGCCTTGCGCACGGGTTCCGCCCAGGATTCATCGACTTTAATTTTCAGGGCGGCAATACCCGAATAGTCGATCTCCTTTGGACTGGAGTTGATAACGCCCGTTGCGGGAAGCGCGGGGGCGATGATGCTGGCGAGTCCTACCGCTGCCACACCAGGGGCGGGGGAGGCTTGTTTGACCGCATGGCGGGCACCAGTTTGCGTGAAGTGGAGGGGCTTAGTAGGAATGGGCATGGTAGTGTGATGTGGGTACGGGTTCGCCCCATCTTGGGGCGAGGTAATACTACCCCACATTAGGAAACAGACAAGACGCCTATTCCTTTAATTCCATCCATGTTTTGCACACGGTGTGCAAACTATCCGCCCGCGTTTGATATGTCGCCCAATAACCCCGCTTGCGCCCCATCCAGAAAGGAAATGGCTTGAAGGTCTGGATTCGCTATCTCTCAATAAACTTCGGTTTTGTAACCTTCCGAATCTCCTTTAGTCCACTTGTGCTTAACATGCGTAATCAGCCAAGTTTTTGGGATGTCGGGATGCCATTGGCTCCCCGTCAATTCTAGCCGTCTATGCGTCTGCATTAGCGGATTGCCCCCGCACTCGAAAGAGAAGGCAGCGCAATCTTGACTCAAGAACTCGCCCTTTGCTTTGCCCGCACGCCGCGATGCTTCCTCATCTTCATAGATGATAGGCAGGGACATGGTGGGCAAGTCCGCTGGCGGTTTATTGCCAAAGCGCCCCATGCCTTGCGTTACCTGCGCTTCCGCGTATGTGAGCGCCCCTGTGTCATAGCTGAATGAGGCAGCACTGATCAAGCCATAGACTGCGCGGGCGTTCACATGAAACTTAACGGTGCCAGGAATACAGTCTTTGACGAATAGGGCCGTGGTCACGAAGTTGTTACCCTTTTTGGGGTAGAACCGATAGAAGCTGCCCGTGACTTGCTGCACGATACCGCCACCGCCTAGATTTTGAGTCTGCCCGTTATTCAAGCCAGAGGATACGGTGCCCGCATAGGACACTTTAGGGAATGCCCCATACTTCGCAGCCAGGATGTTCAAGAACGCCATATCCGAAATGCCGTCCTGCGCGAGGTAGGGCACCTTGATAGTCTGAAAGACGGGATGGATGTCCGCTTGAAAGCCCATGCGCCCGATACACGCTTTCACGATGTCATAGACCGTAGTATTTTCGTAATGTTCGTGTTGTTGCTGCTTTGTCTTATCAGCGATATTGAACATGTCCAAGCCGACAAAGTGGAGGTGAAGAGTCCAAGGCGGTCCTTCCCAATCCATTTCATTCAAGATATAGTGTCCTAGCAGTGTCGGGGGAATCTGAGCACTGGAGTTTTTCATCACGTCATACCCCATGAACACGTCCAGAAGCGCGCCCGCTTTCGGTATGGCGGGATAAGGCGCTCTGCCGTCAATGGAGACAGTACACACGTCACTAATGTAGCCCGCGTAGTCATCCACGTTGATGGACAGCACGCGGTCCTTAGCGGCCTTGTTAAGGTCCTTGCGGTTAATCTGGAGCTTTAGTGAGGGCTTCATGCGAGGGCAGGATTGACAGAGAGGGCAGCTTGGCGAACGTCCATCAGGTCCACATTGCCGCTATCGGCAGGGACAGCCTGTTCGGTAAGAACGTCTTCACCGTACCGCTTGAGGTTGAGGGTGAACTTTTGCTTTTGTGGGGCACCATTTGTCACCATGTCCGTGCGAACATCCGTAACGGAAGCCACAGCGAAGTAGCCATAGCGACGCCCCGTGCCATCCACCATCATGTAGGGTTGCGGGTCCAACGCCATGCGTTCAAAGACGCGAATAGTGTTGATACCGATAGGCGTTCCGCCAGGGGCAAACAGTGTGTGGATGGTGCCTGTTAGGTCCACAGTTTCCGTTCCGAATCCCACGAATTGCAACGCATCACGACGACTGATACGCCCTTGAGCGGCCCACGTGATGGGAATCTTCTGGGTGAACTCATCATAGGCGGGTCCGTCCATCCCAAAGGTGGCGTCGCCCAGCTTCATCATCGTTGTGTCATTTCCAGCCATACGTTAGGTGAGTTAAGGTTTGCACACGGTGTGCAATTAGCGGTGTCCGTCCATGCCTTGCATCCGCATAGTTCTAGCGGCCTGCCTGTCGCGCTCGTTAAGCGCCTCTGTCACGTGTTTCTTGATAACAAGCGCGTGTTGTTCACCGACTGGACCATTGGCGTTGATATTGATTGTCGTGTTGTGAGTGGCACTGTTCGTAGTGTTGCCAGCGGCTTCCGCACGGGCTTGGACCAATTGTTCACGAAGTCCTACAACGTAGGAATGAACCTCTTGCGCTGACATGTCGCCGGAGCCCATGCCCGTTTTGTCCGCCTTTTCCATCATGCCTAGGTTACGTTCTCCAGAAGCAATTTCATTCTCACTGCTACCGATAACAGCCTTGCCAGAGGCGGCACGTTCGATTTGTTGATGAAGGTAGCGAATGGATGCTTCATCTTGATTCAACTCGCCCTGCTTGCCCTGATTTTTCCACCAGTCTTCACGGGTTGTACGCTTCTCTTCACGTAGTGGTGCGGCCTTAGCCTCCCAATGGGCTAGAGCTTCACGCCTCAAGTCCTGCGCATGATCACCAGTCAGGAACGCCAATCGACTTGGATTGTCGCTCTTTTCTGTCAGGGGCTTGTTCATCTTTTCCATGGCAGCGTCTAGCCCCATGATTCTAGCGGCAGCATCTTCAATGCCCATCTTTTCCGCCAGCCACTTCGTACCGAAATACACGCCTAGCCCAACGGTAAGGGGCAGTACGACCCACTCCAGTACAGCGGCACCAGTGACGCCTATCGCACCTAGCAGCCATGTGAATCCTGAGCGAATCAGGGTGAAGATACCAGGGATTTTCTGGAGCGCCCCGCCCACACCTGTTAGCCCTAGCCAATTGAACATGCCACCAGTGGCCCGCAAGCCAATGCCTAGCATACCAATGCCGCCAATGTAGCCCGCAATGCTAGCCAGGGTGTCATGCGTGTTCACGAAGGACACGCCCCACTTGCTGATAACTTCCAGGGTATCCGTGGCGCTTTTCAAAGCGGGTCCGAACATAACGGTGGCAGTCTGCCGCATACGTTCCATGGAAGACTCCATGCTGCTAAGGGAAGCCTTAACAGAAGTCATGGACTCTTCAAATTTCTTATCAAATAGCGCGGGGTTTGAGTTCTTAACCGCCTCCCGTGAGTCGTGTTGAATGGTGTCCCCTTGTCTAGCCACTTCCATGAATGCGGTAGCATCCCGTTTTGAAGGGGAGAACTTAGCCATGGCAGCCGCTTGCTCTGACTTCGGAAGTAGCTTCACGTAGTCATTCAGAATCTTGTAGATTCGCGCAAAGATGTTAGGACCCTCTGGATGCTCTTGCACCTGATAGCGCAAGCTCTCCATAGTCACGCCCGCCTTCTTTAGCGGCTCATCCATAGCCCCGCTCATCACACGACGTGCAACGGACAGAACCATTTCCACACCCTCTTCACCAGTGCCCGAAACGGACTTGGCAGCAGCATTGCTGGCGGATTGAAGCCAAGCGATGCCTTGCGCGTTGTTCATGTGAAGGGAGTTCGCCGCCGGTCCAAGCTCATCTACCAGCTTAACTACGGAATCACCCTTAACAGGCCCCTTTTGTCCGCCGTATGTCATCAGGTCCCACATCTGGCGAACCTTGGCGTTAGTCTCATCGTTGTTAGCACCCTTTGCGCCAAAGTTGTTGATGAGCGACAAGGTAGCGCGAGCGGTGTCATCCGCATGGATTCCGAATACCGTAGCGGCCTTACCAGCCAGGGGCAGCATTGACATGGAGTCCCCCGTGCTCATTCCCGACTTAGTGAATGTCGAGTAGCCATGCACCATGTCAGAATAGCTCTGCCCCGTGTTAGCCTTTGATGCCTTATCTGCCAGGAACTCTTGAACCTCACGCTTGCGATCAATGCCCGCGTTGCTGTCCATAAGGCCGCGAGTCACTAGCGCCTCATCATCCGCGCCAGCCACAAGCCCGCTTACAGCAGCGTGATAGGCACGCATGGCGAAGTTTTCCGTCACCACGTTTTGCATACCGCCACCGCCCGCGCCACCTCCACCACCACCGCCCCCACCAGGGGGGTTAGGCGGATTATTGGCGTTAGCGTTGTTCTTAGCGGCGTTAGCGTTGATAATCTGCGCAGCGGTCAAGCCTGCCAAAGATTGCGCCAATATTTGCGCAGCGGTGGCATTTGAAACCATGTTAGCTGTACTGGCAGCGGTGGCAGCGGTTTGCGCATTCGAGGAAGTTGTAGCGGTCTTAGCGGCAGTGCTAGACGTGCTTGCGCCACCACGAACCATGTCCAACGTCCTTTGGATCATGGACCGTTTTTTCTTCTCTTTCTTGTCCAGCTTCGACAAGTCTTCATTAGGGCTTAGCATTGAATCGGACCACTCAAAGGGCGAGCTATCCTGAAACGCCTGCATGAGGGCTTCTTGAGAATCCATAACGGATTCCTTGGCACGTTTGCCGACTTCCGCAGCAACGCTTTTGGAATCGGGCATCATCGAATCCACCATGGCGCGGGCACTTGGCGAGGTGCCGCTAGGAAGGGCGAGTTGTGTGGCGGATGAGTGAAGCGAGACAAGCTTCTGTTCGTAATCCTTTTGCAATTGGAACGCCTTTTGTAAGGAAGCCTCTAGGGAAGCATCCACGGACCCTGTGATTACCACACCTACGTTTTCTGATTCGTTCATGCCGTGCTTTAATGTAGTGAAGGGGCTAGTGGTTGCCCACTGCCCCCTCTGTTACTTGTTACGCGCCTTCTCTCTAGCAGCGTTTCTCTCTTCGATGATGCCGACAAACTTCTTATAGGCATTGAGGATTTCGGTCGGGTCCATGGTGTCAAAGTCTGCCAAACTCCAATTCATGGACCCCTCTCCGCTCGTGATGTCCAGGATCAAATCCCAGATTACATCGGAACGGAGTACAACAACTTTCCCAATGCCGTCCGCAGCACGGTCATATCCCGACTGTCCACAAGGTCAAGCCCCACAGTGGGGACCCCCGTAAGGACGGACAGAATGCACACGTCCTGATCCTGCCCCGTGGCGTTCTCAGGATACATGCGAGCCGCTTGCCGGAGCTTCCCAAAGACTGCCCGCGTGACGCGAACACTGGTGAGAACGCCGAACTTCTCGCAGCCTTTGACGGCAGAGAGGTCTGGCGGATAGTGAGCGATGGGGATGAGGTAGGCACCTTCCGCATCAGGCTCGTAAGGGAACATTTTCTTGGCGAAGTCTTCCGCCGTCATTTGCTTCGGTTCGGGCGCGGGCGGGGCAGCAGTGGGCGGGGCACTGAGCGCAGCCACCTTGGATTTGCGGACCACTTCGAGCGCCTTCTTTTCCACGTCCGCAAGGTTCACCGCTTGTTCAGGTGCGTTTGCAGCGACGGGGGAGGCGATGGCGACTTTTCGGGAAGCGGGGGGCTTCGTGCCGAGAAGATCGGAGGCTTCTACGGTTAGAGGGGCAAGAGGTGCGGGGTGGCGTGTCTTTGGGGCAGGCATTGGGGTAGGGTTGGCGGGTTAGACAGTGAGAAGGGCTTTGCACACGGTGTGCAAAACCCCAATCACAAATTGTTAGGCTTGGCGCAGAATGCGACGCTTCGCAGCGAGCACGTCCACACCGTTGATGAAGCGGCGGTTGGCGAGGAAGTCGATGTCCTTTGTCACGATGCCATCCACGACTTCGCGGTACGCGGTGCAAGACAACGTGAATTCGGGTTCGGTCTTCTTACCGTTCTCCACCTTGCCCAGCTTCTGCCCGATCACACGACCACGGCAGGAGATATAGACTTCCATCGCATCACCACCAGGGGTGCTTTCGCAGAACCCGTAGAACATGATGGGGATTTCCGTCGTAAGGCCGACAAGGCGCATGAGTTCGGGAGCAGGTTCCGCCATGATGATGGCGAAGTCCATTTCCTTGAGCCCCATGTCGTGCTTCACGGGGCCGTCCATTCCGGCGTACTTGCCGACATCGGTTTCAACTTCGATGTCGGGCGGGGTGGCGTTGGATGCGCGACCGATCATGGACGCACCATTGACGATAACGTCAAAATCTTTGAGTGTTTTTGGCAAAGCCATAGGAAGAGTAAGTTAGTGAGTTGCTTTCCAAACGGGATTAGCCGTTATTGAGGGTAGTGAACAGGGACTTCACGAAGTCGGAGGTGAGTTGACCGATCACCGTCAACCGCTGGAGCGGAGGCGGCGGATTGAGACGGAAGGTAAGGCTGGCATGGCCCAGCGCAAGCTGATCCGAGGTGTTCAAATCGGGGTCGAACCAGACATCCGAATCAGTGTCGGGGTCGGGGTTCGGAACCAATGCGCCCTTGGCTTCCAGGGCACGCAAGAAATGGCGACCCACGGTAAGAATCAGGTCAAGGAAGGCGGTGCTGTTCAGCGGCTGATCCACTGCGAAAACAAGCCCCTGAGCCATCGCTTCGATGGTCATATCAGCCATACGCGCAACGCACAGGAAGTCCCCGTTCGCTTGCGTATTGCCGTAGGCACGCCAGCCTTGATTGTAGATCGTGGTCATCACGTTGTTGGCGTTTAGCGTTTGCTGAGTCGATTCGCCACCCGTTTCATTCAGGTTCGTGACGGTAAAGTCCACGGGCTTTGTGAGCCCTGTCATGCCGACAATCTCCTTGTTGGAAAGGGAGACGAATGGCGAACCCTTGCCCAGGTCCTTGTCCACACGGGCCTGCAAGCCAGCGAGGTGAATGGACGCGGGCACCAGGAAATTGTTGTCCGTGCCGTCGTCGGGGTTCGTGGTGTAGTGGTTCGGGTAGTGAACCGAAACGCGGTCAACGTCGCCACCGAAATTGCCAGCGTAGATGATGGCGTTTTCAGTCGTGTCGTCTTGATCAACAATGGCGCGGGCATTGAGGGAGCGGGAAGACACGTTGAGCGCGTTCGCAACTCCTAGGGTATCAGAGAAGAACGGCGCAATCAGCAGCTTCGGAGCCACCAGCACACCAGGATAACTCGCGGATGCCACCAGGGCGGAAATACCCGTGTAGGCGCTGCCGTCAATACCGCCAATGATAGCAGTCGCATCCACCTTCGTTGGATCAACGTAGGTGTAGGTCGTGATTTTCAAGTCCGCACCAGCGAGCAGCAGAGTCGAAGCATAGACCCGCTTGAATGAACCAGTGCTAGCCGTGTAGGTGTAATCGGTGCCCAGAACGAGGGTGGCAGTGTATGTCACCCACAGCGTTTGACCGCCATAGGTTGCGGGAGCGCCAGCACCATGAATGGTAAGCGTGCTTCCCGTGACACTCCATTGTCCATCAGCGTTGCCAGTGGCGATCACGTTGCCGCCCTTCGCGTCTTTCAAGCCCGTTACGGTGGCACCAGTG